CGGGGTAGGTTGAGCCGCCACCGAGCCATGTTGTACTGTCTTGCGTGCCTGCTCGCAATTCAAAATTGCAAACGAGGGTTGTCGTCATTGTTCCTGTTAGAGTTAGTGCTTCCATATTGTCCACTTCCTATTGTTATCTCCAAAGACCTCAACTGAGGTCACGAATGCTCCCCTGTGCGCCAAAGAACGAACACCATAGTTCGCCCATTGTTCGGTACAGTCCTTCTTGTCCGAGGCGGTTGATTGCGAACGGGTCACCGGTCTCAATTCCACTCTCAAAGTATTGTGTTGGGATTGCGGTTTGGAACCACAAGTAATCAGTGTCAAGGTAGTAGATACGGCTGCTACCATCAGCGACAATGTCCTTGCTTGGGATGATTGGGACACCGTTGTAGGTTGCCACAATAAATCCAGCCTCGATACCGGGTACACCCTTTACGCCACTGTATGATGGTGTGACGCGCTTGGTTTCCATGAATCGCTGTTGGCTCTGCAAGAGTTGCTGAATGTTCATCAGTGTATCATATCCTGTCAGAATGACCTTGGGGTTACCACCACGGGTCCATACTTGCTGGAAGATAGAATCAAGGTGGTCAAGGCTCAATGCACGGTTAGTGCTTGTTGCGTTGACGTTTACCTCAGCACTGTGGAAATCAGCGCTACCGTCACGAGTGATTGAGTACATATCGTGGTCGGTCATTGCGCTAACGTGTGTGGTTACGTTGGTCATTGTGTCCGGGTCAGTTGTAACTCGGTCAAGTGACTCAAAGTCGTTACCAGCAGGTGTGTCAACGTCGCCTGTCATCATTCGGTTGACGTGGTCAGCGTGGTGCTTACCCATTTCTTCCTTGAGGACTTGGCGCACGTCGCCCATTCCATCATCCTTGTCGGACAAGAACATTGCAACTTCCGAGAGGTCGAAGGTGTGCGCGACCGTCTTGGGCTTTGCTGCAACGTGTAGGAAAGTAGGCTTGGTGGTCTCCGGTAGAGTTGCGTTTTCTGCAACACCGCCGCCCTTGGTAAAGGACGCCTTACCGGTGATGATTCGCCAACCTGACTTCTCCCACGGCTTCTTGGGCAAGATACTGAACGCGTTGAATTCTTGGTTCAACTGCGACCAAACCTTGCGACCGTAGATTGCTTGGTAGGTTCCCGCTGTGGTTGATAGTAGCGGTGCGTCTGCTTTCAGGATGTCACCACTGCTGTAAGTGTAGCCGGTTAGGGCGTTTCCACCGTAGTAATAGCGCTCCATATCTTGGATTGTTCGGACGTAATCTCGTGCCATGTTCATTCACCTCCCCTTAGTGCGCCATTTGCAAGTCGGTGGACTTCGTCCCACGACATATCAGCAAGGTCGCTACTTGAAGGAACCTCAACAAGTGTTCGGCTTCCACCGGCACTCTTGGTGATTGTCTCACCGCTACCGGCGGACAAGTTGTCAATACGCTCATTGAGCGCGAGTACAGCCTTTTGCAAATCCATGAGTGGCTCACGGCTGTCAAATTCAGCGCGTGCTTCTTCGTTGCTCTTTACCATCATTTCATTCTCAAATCGGTCTGCGAATGCTGAACCCAATTCGGACTTGAATTCTTCTTCCATTCGGGCTTGTTTGTAGACTTCGTATGCCGCTTCAGCCTGTGCTGCTGTGACATTTTCCTTGATAACAAACTTGTTACCGCTTGGTGCTGGGTCCGCGCTTGCGCGGATGGCAAACTTGTTGCCGGTTCCACCGCTACCAAAGTCCATCTTAGGTCGCTTGGAAGATTCTCCTTCGCCTGCGCCTTCAATGCTGCCCTGTCCACGGTGGTCGAATCCGTGCTGTCCGGGTCCATATCCCTTGCTCACATCATCGAAATGTGCGCGTGCGGCTTGGGTGTCAATGCCCGCTGACTTTAGCGTGCTTTCCATCCAATTGAGGTAATCAGTGGTGATGATGTCATCAAAGCCTTTCTCGACACCATCTTCTTCGGAGTATGCCATTGCTTCTTTATCGTCACCCTTGTCCTTGTCCGCAAAGGGGTTGTCTTTCTTGCCTTCTTTTGGTTCGTCCTTGTCCTTCTTCTCGTCCTTTTCATCCTTGTCGGCATCGTCAAGTTTCTTGGACAGACGTTCCATTACATCGTGTAGTTGTGCTACTACGTCGCTTTCGCTCATATCTTCAGTCTCCTGTTTCAGTATTCTGAATTGCGCTTCGGGATTGATGCCTTTTTCGCAAATTGTGACTTCGTGCAATTCCATCCGGCTAATTTCCCGGTAACTTCCTCGCTCTTTGTCACTCTTGCCAACTCGTTCAAACGCTTGTCCGCCGATGCTGAAAGACTTGAGGTTGCCCTTTCGTATTTCCGCAGCGACTTCACGCGCCTTCTCGATGTCATTCCGTAGGCGGATGACAACGAACATGCCGCTGTCGTCCACTTCAGATTTCCACATCCGTCCCGAAGAATCTGTGTATTCAGGGATAACTTCCCCGACTTGTATGTTGGAATGCGCAAGTTGTACATTTCGACAAGCGGCATTGTCCATGAATTTCTTGAATGCGCCCTTGAGCGCGCCTGTGGTGATGAGGTCTCCTTGCTTGTCGACCATCTCGACGCTTGCATACCCCGCGCAAATGAGGTCATCCCCAATTCCTTTGAGAAGGAGTGGGGAATGCGCGGATGATGGGGTAGACATGACTGCACTTGACATCACTATCGCCCCCGACACTCTGCAATGGTATTTAATCTGATTGCAATTCTAACATTGCACCATCTTCGCTAACGCGCAGCGCGGCTTTCTCCCCTTCATCTGTGGTAACTGTGGTGGTTTTGCCACCCTTACGCGGTTTTTTGGCAGGTTTTTCGGGGTCATCTTCTGTTGGGTAGAAGTCCGGTAACGTAGATGGACGCGTCAATTCAGTGGGTCCGCGCGGTGCGGAATCTTCTGAGCCGAGACCAATCGCGAGTCCCTTCGGACCTGTCCACGTCATCTTCTCTTTGGTAAGCAGCGCGTCTAACAAATTCAACGCTTTGACAACAATAGGGTCTTTGAGTATCTGATTGCGGTCTATTCTTTTCGGCTTCTTCTTTTCAGGACGCGGGTCAATCAGCACTTCCTTCTTCTTCTTATCGCGCTCAGGGCGCGGGTTGTAATCTAATTTAGCAACACCTTTGAGCATAAGCGCGGCCAATGGTTCCCAGCAGGGGCGCACTGTTTCTGCAAGACGGATTGAGAAATCGCCCTTCATGGACTCTCCGCGCCCTATTCTCCATGTGTTCATAAGCACGCCTGTCTCATTTTCTAAGCGGTGGGCCTTGTAAATCACATCATCTTCGACACTTGGTATGGACACAATGATGTTTGTACCTTGCACTGACACAGTGTGTGGGATTTGTGGTACACCTGACTTTGTAAGCAAACCAAGTGTTTCCGTACTATCGGTCGCATTGGACTCCGCACGCGATTGCAATTTCGCACCGTTGAGTGAAAATACCGTGTGTCCATCACGCTCTCGGCGCGTTACACTACCAACAGTTACAGTTGCGTGGTCACCCTCTTCAAACGAACCATCACCATCGGCGGTACCGACATCCATGTAGTATTTCCCATTGAGTTTGTGCGCTCTATTCCCAAGAGCCTCACCTTCTTCGTCTGAAATCGGGCCAATACCGAGCCTATAGACCGTGCGCGTAGTGCCACGTTCTCCAAGAATAATGACCGCAACGCGCTTTTCGTTGTCAAGAAGCACCCACTTTGGATGACGCGCTTCACCATCCATGTAGGTTGAGTCCGCATCGCGTAACATAACGCGTTCACTTTCAATCTCATCAACGGCGTCTTTGAGTCCTTTGTCATCCGTCTGACGTGTATTCACAGGTTGTGGTGTTTTGATTTTCTCAGTCGCTTCAAATGTGGAACGCAACGCGCGAATGCGGTCTTTCATGTGTTCATCAGTGACATCTTCGCCACTGATTTTCAACAAATCTACAATATGCAGATGTTGGCCGTCATAGATGGCATCGATGATGAAATTCTTCTTGTTGATTTTCTTCACTTCTTCCTTTAGCGCGTCAGGCAGTGACGCACCTGTGGTAGTGACTTTGTCATCTTCGCGTGTAATACGAATGCGTTGACCTTCAGGCCACGCGCTCACTACCCAAGAACCACTAAACCCACGCAAATGCTCAATGTCAGACAAATCGAAAATACGATGCGCGGCTTTGATTGGTGAGGCATCACCTTTCTCACGCTCATCGGCTTTGAGGAATGTCAACCATTCCATAGGTTCTCCTTTGAGATACCTATTACCGAACAGGTATTGTAGATAATCCATTGTCTTCGCATGATACGGTGATGACCAACTGTCGAACGATTCACCGCGCGTCCCCATGATAACATGCTCTTGCAATGATTGCATTGCCGCTGTACCTCTCGCGTGCATTGGTTGCAACCCCGGCACAATATGTTGCAACAGAGACAACGGGGCATTGAGGAACATACCCGAAGAAGGTCTGTCAGTGATAATTTCAGGTGTGCCGTTATGCCGGAAAAGGCCACCAATAGTTGGTGACAAACGATGGCCCGAATGTCGCACCATTACAGGGGCTGTGTAATGGGGCTGTAATCCGTGTTTGCCGTCCGACATTCTGTGTAGCGGAACGCGCGAATCTTCTTGTCTTTCGGCTTTGCGTTGCGCCAACGGCTGCCCTAAAACATCAACATGGCGTTGTATATAGTCATGAGCGCCTCTACCCGATTGGCGTTGACCACTATGTGCGCCTCTTTCACTACCTTTTGGTAATGGCCTCAACTCAAACATTGGTTGACCTGTAGTCTCATTGATTCCTGTTTGTTGATATGTGGGTCTACCTGTTTTTGTCGGCTCACTCATCCAATGTGTGTGACGCAAAGTGTGAGTCAGATGTTTCAAAGCCTTGTCGAAATGCTTGTTCTCTTCGTCCGCTCTCAGTTTATGCACTCTTGAATTAGAGGCGATTCCACCCATGCCCCCAATTTGCACACCTCTTTCGTCCACCTCAAACGGAGAATAATTGTGGCGCGCGCTTAATGACCGCAATACTGCTTGTGGGTTGTCTTTGATGATTTTCGCCACTTCTTGACGAGTAGTATCAGCCGCGACTCCGTTGACATAATCGCGCCATCGTTGACCGTTTGGTGACACTCTGTCCGCTTTACCTTTACGCGCACCATATCCAATACGCTCATGTTCATATTTAGCCAACTCAGGTTTGTCGCGTATCGCTTTGATTCTCGCGACTGCATGGGTTAGAATATCTTCCGTGTGCTGAAGGTAGTCTTTGCGAGGGTCAGGTGCTTCAGTACCAGCCAATGTTGGTGGTTGATTTTTGCGCCACTCTAAATCAGTGCCTTGTACACCGTCAGTGACAAATTTGTGCAACATTGACAGCATATTGTCATGACCCCCATTGACCATGTCTGTAATACTGTCATGTATTTCTTGGTCTCTTGGCGGTTCCATAGTATGAGCAGGTGTCGGCCTCTCACTCATGGATATGAAGCGCTCAGGCAATTCGACACCGGTCTCCTTTGCTATTCTTTTGTTCATTTCAGGCGTCATGTGCCCAAGGCCGTATTGTTCAACAAGTGGAAGAAGAGCCAGCACATTGACATACGCGCGATTCCAATTCTCTTCGCCTGTTTCTGCATCCATATCAGGCTCAAAATGACGCCCCTCGGGGTCGAGTTTGTTAATGAGTTTGACAAAAGCAGGTGCCATTTGGGCAATGAAATTGTGAGTATCATTCATGTTTTGGATAGGCTCTAACATGCGCTTCTGAACGCGGTCTGCATGAGCGCCTGTTCCTGTATCATCTGATGACACCAACTCTCGCCCATATCCCGCATCAGCATACACGTCACCGCGCCTGCCGGTTGGGTAATGCAGGTCATCTAACTGCCTAACAACTTCGCGTTGTTGCTTGATGGCATCTTCCAAGTGCTTCAAATCATAAGCGCGCCCTGATTGAGTATGCAAATCATGTTGCCTCACCAAAGCATTGAGATAATTGCGCGCCAAATCTGCTGGGTTCGATGATGTGATAGCCACGCGTTGCCCGTCTTCTGTCATAAAGGAAGCATTCTCAGGGTGGGTCAACATATCGTCGTTCCACATTGGTATAATATCGGGCCTTTGTTGGTCAGAAGTGGTAGAGCCAAACACACCTTGTTCTTGCGCGTGACGAATGTAACGCCCCGCTTCAAGCCCACCTTCCATTTCCTCTTCGCCCATTTCATCACTCATATCGCGACCGAGTGTGGGTGGTGTCGTGGGCGAGAAAGTTGGTGGCTCTCGTGGAACGCCACCCAAAAGTGAACCGTGCGCGTTTTGCATAATGAATCGAGCAGCATCTTCGCGACCAACATCACTCATGTGAATACCGTTAGGGTCACTCAAGATGAAATCGCGCGGGTCGAAGATGGGTATAGGCTGAGTGAGGTCAGGTGTTGCTTCAAACGCTTTGCCATAATCGTCCCATGAACCACTGAACTGATTCGGCTCTGTCGTCTGTTGGGTATTATACACATTGAATAGGCCACGATATGGCTCACTGCCTTCCATACCATAGTTTTCAGACATAGGCACAGTGCCCATTTGGGCCATCATGCTATTCAATTGATTCTCGTTCAGGCGACCTGTGTTTGCATCGCGCTCCGTAAACGGCACTCGTCCTCTACTTTCCCACCAATCGTGATTTGACAAATTTTCTGCCAGCGACTCCATAGGTATAATCCAATGAGGCTCTTCACCTTCCGCGCCTTCATCAAGACGACGCGCTCCTTGCGCAAGGGCAAGCATCAACTGATACTTTTGTGGCAAACTTGCGAAGTTATTCCGGCTCGTTAAACCAGCAAGAAGACGTGGGTCTTTCATGCCCAATTCGCCGTTGATTGACACATCATTTGGGGTGTCGTTGTGTGTATGCCGCAAGCGAATATGTGATTGTTGCTCAGTGTCGTCTTCTACACCGTGTTCCATCAATGAGTGTACTCCACGGTGGTTTGGATGGATTTCACGACCCAACAATGATGCCAAATCATCATCACCTTGGAACTGATAGAATGCGTCTTCATACGCTTCTTGCCCCATATCCTCGCTACCGACCATCCTCTCAGGTGTAAATTCGGTAGGTGGTCGGGTGTAAAGACCGGGCAACATTTCATCTTGTGCCCAAATGAATGCCTGTGGCTCAAGCCCAAGACCCCCACTACCAGCGTGCATTATATCCAAATCAGACGCAAACGATGGATTGCCATTGGGGTCTAAAGCGTGAGTGTAAAGATTGATGACATCCCGCAAAAGGTCTCCGGCTTTTGCATGATGGTCCGCTCGTTGCGCGAACGGATTACCACCATTCGCATCTGTTGTGCCAAACAATTGAGCGTAGATGTTCTTTTCCATGTCATCTTCAAATGTGGGCAATAGGCCGCTTTTCATGTAAGCGTCAAGATGCTTAGATGAAAATTCACGACCACCGGTAATGTGTCTACCTTCATCATTGAGATTGAAAAATGGCACGCCTGCTGGGGTTATATCAGGCAGTCCGAAACGCTCGTACAAATGCTCATTTCTGCCGCCATCTAAATCATACAACCCCATATCAATAGCCCTTTTGCGTATGAAATCATGGGCTGACATCTGTTCAGGATTATCGGCTTTACCGTAATGCGAAAACGCCCCATCTTCATCAACCCAAATTTTCTGCAACGCTCTTTCTAAAGCGGCTGGGCTAATATCCGCAACACTTGTGTTCGGTAAACTACCACTCATTTTGGGTTTGCGATTGATAATTGCCGGGCCAATGCTTGACGCGCTTGTTTTTTGCACAAACCGAGACAGGCGTGCAAGACCCTGACGATTCAAGAAGGGAATCCAATCAGAATCCCTGCCCATGCCGTTTGCATCAAAAATATGCTTCGCATCTTGTGGTTTCCCTTCGGCGACCCATTGCATCACATTCAGTCGCTCTTCCGGTGAGAGCATCTCGGTACCCCAAATATGACCTTCGTGACCCATGCTTGTAGGTACACCTGAAGTCCACCTGCTTTCGTCTGCCGTGGTAAGCAAATCTTTGATTTCGTCACCACTACGCAATTTGCCATCCTCATCAAAGAAATCTTCGGGGTGATAACCCGCCAACTCAAATTTTTTCCAATTGAGGAATTCGCGCTCAGGGTTATCGGAATCTCTACCGTATCTGTTACGATAATCCGCCTCCCATCTTTTGAGTGCCCTTTCGTGAAGCGATTGTAGTGTAATTTCGCCTGTGTATTTACCCAAATTCAAAGGCGAATTGTGAGGGTGGTTGGGGAACGCGTTCTCAATTTGTCTTTCACCATCAGTGAATCTTTTCGCCCCACCTTCCAAGTAAAGCGCATCAAGCAACATGTTGTGCGCGCTTAGCATTGGGCTGATTTGGCTGTGTGGACGGAAAATATCGAGTGCTTCCATTGCATGCGAATCATGGTGATAGTTTTCTTCACCACGCGAATCACCATGCGTAATACGACCTGACGCCATTTGTTGCAAGTAACGCCGCTTGTCTTTCTCACTCGCTTCCTCATACGAAAGAACGTGAGACCCTCTCTCAGCCCTCACTTCTTTTGTGTCAGGGTCTTCGACAAATTGGGGTTCACCAGCAATCTGTTTCAAGCGCGAATTTGACTCAACGGGCGGCATCCCACGAGAACGATTGGGGTCAGCGACCTCTTCTCCATAAGCGAGTGGTACTTTGCGCTGAGGTGGCAGTGGTCTGTCTAATTTCAGAATGCGGAATGCGTGGTCAACAAGCGAAATATCGCTTCGCAAAACAGGTACACTTCTTCTGTCCGCGTCTAATGCTGCAAAGACAAACGCGGCTGCGTCATCTTGGTCACCATCACTGTCGAGAAAATCAAAGCGAGCGCGTGCCCAAACTTCTTTCGCGCCTTCTCGCATCCCATCACCGCCGCTCAATCAAGACGGCGTGCGAGAGATTCGGCCTTTTCCACAAGGTCCTTGATGACGAAGGGGTTGTCTTCCTTCCATGCGCCGAGTAATTCTGTTTTGCCCTTGCCGAACAACGTCTTCTCATTGGTAATCCCTTCAGGTCTGCCTGTACCACCTTCGGTAACGTGCGCGCTTAGCGCACCATCACCATCATGAGGGTTGGCCTGCAAGAATCGAACATTTTCTGCTTTAGGCGTAGCGCGTTGGACAACTTCAGGGTCATCAGGTAATTGCTGATTTGTCCAATAATACGCAGGTCGCACTTCTTCAACACCGCGCACATCACGCATTTCACTGTCATCGGTTCCGCTCGCCTTTTCCAACCGCGCTTCTAAATCACGCGCCTTTTCCAACAAGTCTTGTGCTTCGGACCATTCGCCCGGTTGTACTTTAATTGGTCTTACCATTTCACTCACCTGCCTCGACTGCTCGTCTATTCGTTGTGAATCCTCGGTCTGCTGGTGCGCCTGCTGATTCAGCCAGCGCGTGAATGTCTGCCCAATCCATGTCGTGCCATTCTTGGTTAGATGACGGCATACCGACTACGTCGATTTCAGAACCGTCACCGGCCTTCTCGATAACACCACCGCGGTCACCCCGCAAGGGGTCGCCCCACACGTCATTTACGGTTGGAGAATGCGCACGGACAAAGCCAGCACGCTTGAGAATAGCATCGGGGTTGCGCATCTGTTGGCGCATTTCGCCCATTTCAACGTCCATCTTTTCCATCTTGGTGATAAGCGCGTTAAGCAATCGGTGAACGGGGTCTTCATCAGGCATAAGGGTCCGCCTCCTCCATATCCTCCATCAAACTGAGTAACTTTTCCGCC